AAAGAGACACCTTAATGAAAGAGGCTGCTCGTTATACAAACGAATATATTAATAAGAACCGTGCGTTTGGTGAACTGGGTCATCCAGATACACCATCTATTAATCTTGACCGCGTATCGCACTTGATTACAAGTCTACGTCAAGAAGGCAACGTTTTTATTGGTAAAGCAAAAATTCTTGAGACACCAATGGGCAATATTGCAGCGAAACTTATCGAGGGTGGTGGCCAATTAGGCGTATCATCTCGCGGTATGGGTTCACTCAAAGAAGTCAATGGCGTAAACATAGTTCAAGATGACTTTCATCTGGCCACAGCGGCAGATATTGTAGCAGATCCTTCCGCACCAGGTGCGTTTGTACAGGGTATTATGGAAGGTAAAGAATGGATGTTAGTGGATGGTATCTGGACTGAAATGGATCTTTCGAGAGCTCAGCAACAAATACGCAAAGCTTCTCGTAGAGATATCGAACAGGTCAGTCTACACATCTTTGAAAACTTCCTCAAAAAACTTTAAATATAAATATCCAATACATTCCAAGGAGATTTTAAAATGTCAAAATTTAAACTATCAGAAGCCGCTATGGAAGTTTTGAATCTGAAAGAAGATTCAAAGTCAACTTTCGATGCAAATATTGCTGCTAAGCGCGGTCAACGTGATGACGAAGGTACCCAAGGCAAATTGCGTGGCATGGTAGGTAAAGATAAACTCCCAACAAGCATTGTTCCTGGTCAACAAGATGTGGGCGAGATTGGTCAAGCACCTGAAGAAGAAGACGATCAACTTCCAGATTACACCAAAGGTACACCAACCGCAACTCCTCCTGGTGCAACACCACCAGTTGGTTCTGAGAAAGATGGCGTTGGCGCAACCAAAGTAACTGGTCCTCAAGACACAATGGGTCGTAAAGACTTAGTTGGTGCAGCACAATCTCCTGCAACTGATTACGAAGCAATCCGTGATCGTATTGCTGGTAAATTAGCACCACAAACATTTGAAAAGAACCCAGGTGCTACATTCCAATCATACGACGAAGATATTGAAGCAATGCTTTCTGGTGAAAATCTATCAGAAGATTTCAAAGCAAAAGCTGCAACCATTTTCGAATCAGCTGTAAACTCTAGAGTTGTTGCCATTGTTGAACAAGTAGAACAAGAATTGGCACAACAATTTGAAGAAGCAGTTGAACAAGTTAAAGAAGAATTGTCAACCAAAGTGGACGATTACCTAAACTACATGGTAGAAGAATGGGTAAAAGAAAATCAAGTAGCAATCGAATCTGGTTTACGTGCTGAAATCGTTGAAGATTTCATCAACGGACTCCGTGGTTTGTTTGTTGAACACTACATTGACATTCCAGAAGATAAAGTAAATGTCGTTGAAGAACTAACTGCCAAAGTTGAAGAACTAGAGGCATCATTAAACGAACAGATTAATTCTGCTGTTGAAATGAAAAAAGAACTCAGCGAACATAAAAAAATTGAGGCAATTCACGCAGTTTGTGAAGGCCTTACGCAGACCCAAGTGGAAAAAATGAAGTCACTCGCAGAGGGTACAGAGTTTACTACTGAGGAAGAATTCAACAAAAAACTAAACACAATTAAAGAATCATACTTTAAGAGTGATGTAGTGATTGCTGATAATTCTGCACTAGACGATGAAGTAGTCATCGAAGAAGATAAAAAAGAAACTTCGGTTTCTTATGACCCTCTGATCGAAGCTGTCTCAAAAACAATTTCGCAAACAAGAAAATAATAAATAATACCACTCAGTATCTTTAAGGAGATTCTCTAATGTTTATGACTGAAGAACTTCAGAAAAAATGGAATCCAGTTCTGGAACACCCAGAATTAGAAACCATTAAAGACCCATACAAGAAAGCTGTTACAGCTCTTGTTTTGGAAAACCAATCACAAGCAATGCGTCAAGACCGTCAGACTCTTAACGAAACCTCAGACGCTGGTCCAACCAACGTAACCGGTTCAGGCGTATCAAACTTCGACCCAATCTTAATCAGCTTGGTTCGTCGTGCATTACCTAACTTGATTGCTTATGACGTAGCAGGCGTTCAACCAATGACTGGCCCAACAGGCTTGATCTTTGCAATGCGCGCTCGTTACAGCACCCAAAGTGGTACAGAAGCATTCTACAATGAGCCAAACACAGATTTCTCTGGTAACAACTCATCGTATGCTCCTTACAACAACTATGGTTTCCAAGGTTCAACATCAACCGACACCTCGAACAACGTAGTAAGTAACTTTACCGCTAACTCGTTCACAACCGGTATCGGTATGCCAACCTCACAAGCTGAATTCTTAGGTTCAGATGTGGGTTCAACCTTCCAACAAATGGCCTTCTCAATTGAGAAAGTGACCGTAACTGCTCAATCGCGTGCTCTGAAAGCTGAATACTCACTTGAATTAGCACAAGACTTGAAAGCAATTCATGGTCTGGATGCTGAAACAGAATTGTCAAACATTCTGTCAACAGAAATCCTGTCAGAAATCAACCGCGAAGTTATTCGTACCATCTATTTGTCTGCTGTTCTTGGCGCACAATATGGTACAACAACTGCTGGTTATTTCGACTTAGACACCGACTCAAACGGTCGTTGGTCAGTTGAACGTTTCAAAGGTTTGATTTTCCAAATTGAACGCGATGCAAACGTTATTGCTAAACAAACCCGTAGAGGCAAAGGTAACGTTCTGATCGTATCTTCAGACGTTGCATCTGCTATGGCTATGGCTGGCGTGTTGTCATACACACCTTCATTAAATGCCGATCTACAAGTTGATGATACCGGTAACACCTTTGCAGGTATGTTACATGGTCGAATCAAAGTCTACATCGATCCATATTTCGGCGGTTACGCAAGCAACCAAGAATTGGTAACAGTAGGCTATAAAGGTTCATCACCATATGATGCTGGTTTGTTCTACTGTCCTTACGTTCCTCTACAAATGGTTCGTGCAGTTGACCAATTCACATTCCAACCAAAAATTGGATTCAAAACACGTTACGGCATGGTAGCCAACCCATTCGCAGCTGGTCTGAACCCAAACAGCGGTATTATCCAACCACGTACAAACGTGTACTACCGTATCTTTGGTGTGAAAAACTTAATGTAATTTATTACATTAAAATCACCGTTAAGAGTGATATTGAGGGGGTCAGAAATGACCCCCTTTTTTTATGTCCTAAATATTTGAATACAGGAGATGTAGATGGCTGTTACCGATAGAACACCGCAGAATACAAACTTTATTCAACCTACCAAATATCTTTTGACTTTTGATAGGATTCCAAATGCACAATACTTTTGCCAATCAGTTAATATACCAGGTGTCAACCTAGGTCAGGCACAAGTAGCTACACCTGTATATGATTATATGGTTGCTGGTAATAAACTAACCTACAATGCCTTCTCGATGGACTTCATTATCGATGAACCTGCATTGGCGTGGCAAGATTTGTATAAATGGTTTCTGGCGATTGCCTCTCCTACCTCAATTGACGATAGAAATTACTACTCATCATTGCAGAATGCCAAAAAGTATCAAGGCAATCTTACCAGTTATAGTAACGCAATGTTAACCATAATGTCTAACTTAAACAATCCGATTATTCGTATTCAATTTCATAATATGTTCCCTATATCTCTGTCTGATCTTAACTTTGATACCAAACAATCGGCAGATGATATTATGACTGGTAATGCCACATTTATGTACGAGTACTTTGAGTTTATGTCAATATAGACTTGCTTTTAAATTATTATTGTGATATAATGTAATTTTGACACTGGATTTATTATGAAAACGTTAGAAGATATTTTAAAGAGTTGGGAAACGGATGCGGTAATTGACCAGACCGAACCAGGTCGTGAGTTAATTAACATACCTATTCTCCATTCAAAATACCTAAAAGTTCTCACTGAACATAAACTGGCATCTAAGAAAGCGCATAACGATTATCTCCGTATGCGTAAGACCAAATGGGAATATTATAACGGTCGTTTAGATCAAGACGATCTGACCAAGTACGGTTGGGAACCATTCCGGTTTACCCTCAAATCCGACATATCTACATACCTAGAGTCTGATAATGATTTAATCAAGATACTTGAGAAAAAAGTTTATCACGATGAATGTGTATCTGTTATTGAAGCAATCATGTCCGAATTAAAACAAAGAACGTGGCAGCTTCGTGACTTTATTGGTTGGGAAAAGTTTATTAATGGACAATGATGAGTGATATTACCGTTTCAAAAGTAAATGAAGTATATGCGAAATTAACTTGTGACAAAGACGTAGCAAGAGAATTATCAGAATACTTTACCTTCTATGTACCAGGTTATCAATTTATTCCTGCGTATCGTAATAGATTGTGGGACGGTAAAATAAGATTGTTTGATCTTAGATCATTTCAATTATATCTTGGATTATTAAAATACTTAGAAGAATTTGCGGACGAAAGAAAATATACATTAGACTACGATAGTACTCGTCCTGATATTGAAGATGAGTACTCACATTACCACGCAAATAAATTTGTCGAATCTTTAAACTTACATTCAAACGGTAAGTCTATTCAGATGAGAGATTACCAAGTCTCAGCATATGTGAATGCCATGCAGAGACGCCGTGTACTATTATTATCACCAACGGCATCTGGTAAATCTCTAATCATCTATTGTATCTTTAGACAACTGTTGCAATACCAGAAACTCAAAGGATTGATTATTGTACCAACCACATCGTTGGTGGAACAATTATACTCTGATTTTTTAGACTACTCCACTGAAAATGGATTCGATGTCGAAGATAACGTACACAGGATTTACCAAGGAAAGGATAAATCATCAGATAAACCATTGATTATATCTACTTGGCAGTCTTTGTACAAACAACCTAAAGAATACTTTGAACAGTTCCAGTTTGTGATTGGTGATGAAGCTCACCTATTTAAAGCACAATCATTAACATCCATTATGTTAGGTTGTGTTAACACTAAATATCGTATAGGTCTTACTGGCACTTTGGACGGTACAAAAACACATAAATTAGTACTTGAAGGTTTGTTTGGTTCTGTTGAGAAAGTAACCACTACCCGTGAACTAATAGATAAACAACAAGTGTCCGATTTCGAGATCAAGTGTTTAATTCTTAAACATCCAGAATCTATCTGCAAAGAGTTGAAAGGTAAAACATACCAAGAAGAAATAGACTACTTGGTATCTTCAGACTCTAGAAATAAATTCATTAAAAATCTTGCAGTTAGTCTTAAAACAAACACATTAATTTTGTATCAACTGGTTGACAAACACGGTAAAGTATTGTATAATATGATTAAGAACACCGAGAAAATTGGTGATCGTAAAGTGTTTTTTGTTCATGGTGGAGTAGAGGCCGAAGATCGAGAGGAAATTAGACGAATAATGGAGAAAGAAAATGACGCTATTGTGGTCGCTTCTTTTGGCACTTTTTCTACTGGTATCAATATTAGAAATCTTCATAATCTCATTTTTGCTTCGCCGAGTAAAAGCCGTGTCAGAAATCTTCAATCAATTGGAAGAAGTCTTAGACAAAACGAAGGTAAAGAACGAGCTGTACTCTATGACATTGCAGATGATCTCAGAGTCGGCAAACACATGAACTTTACACTAAAGCATTTCGTGGAACGTTCCAAGATATATTCGGAAGAAAAGTTCCCATTTAAAGTTTATAAGATAGGTTTAAAATAATGGATAATGTTAAGATATTGAGATTAAATTCTGGTGAAGATATTATTGCATCACTGGAATATAGACCAGATTCTATTAACTTAAAAGAACCTATGTTAGTTTCCATTCATTATGATGGTAAGAAATCAGGTGTGGTAATGTCATATTGGTTACCAGCTCACATACTAAAACAAAATTCTATTGCTATTAATTCTTCCGATGTTCTTGGAACTCTAGAGCCAACAGACTCTATAATAGAACTATATGAGTTTACTTCTAAGAAGTTTAACAAGTTATTGGAAGAAATGTTAGAAGATTCAGATGATAATATTGATGATAATGAGGAAGAAGATAATGATGAATATGTACAAACAAAAGTTAAACATAAAACACATTAATTTCATGGTACGACACCGAGACTATATCTAATGTCAAGCCAAATGTCAACAACTTTTAGTGGTATAAATGTATGAGTAAACAAAAGCACTATATTAATAATCCCGATTTCTTGAAAGCTTTGGTAGAGTATAAAGAAAAATCTAAAGATGCGCTATCCAAAGGTAAGCCAAAACCTCCAATCCCCAAGTATATTGGAGAGTGTTGGATGAAGATTGCCGAAGGTCTATCACATAAACCTAACTTCATTAACTACACTTATCGAGATGAAATGATTGCCGATGGTATTGAGAATTGTCTCCAATACTTTGAAAACTTTGATCCAGACAAGTCTAACAATCCCTTTGCTTACTTTACACAAATAGTTTATTATGCGTTCTTACGCCGTATTGGTAAAGAAAAGAAACAACTCTATGTTAAGTATAAGGCAACAGAACAGTTTGGCATACTTGATGAGTATGAAATGGCAGAGTTGGAAGAATTAGGATCAAAACAGTTTGAAGTATACGATAATATTGCAGAATTTATCGAGACATATGAAGATACCAAGAAATCAAAGAAAGCCGCAACAAAGAAGGCTAAAGGGCTTGAAAAGTTTTTAGGAGAGTGATATAATGTTTTATCGAGTTGCATACCTTATTGCCGAATACCAAGTCGAGTTTGAAGATTTCAAAACATTAAATGAAGTCTTTGATTTTGCAAAAGAAGTTACAAAAGAAGATCCGTATGCGATCTTAGAGATTAAATGCCATGATGACATTGACCGAAGAAAACCTAACAGAAACTAAAGTTGCCGTTATAACAGATACCCATTTTGGTGCTCGTAATGATTCGGTTAATTTCCTAGACTTCTATGAGAAGTTTTATAAAGAAACATTCTTTCCAAATTTAGAGAAACTTGGCATTAAAATTGTTTTGATGTTAGGTGATACGTTTGATCGTAGAAAGTATGTTAATTTTTATTCTCTCAAACGTACCAAAGAAATGTTTTTTGATGAGTTGGCCAAAAGAGACATCAAGGTCTTTATGTTGGCAGGTAATCACGACACCTATTTTAAAAATACAAACGATGTAAATTCGGTTGATTTATTGTTGCGTGAATATGGCAACGTTCGAGTCGTTAATAGTCCTGAAGAAATCCAAATTGGATCACATAAGATTTGTATGATGCCTTGGATATGTGCAGAGAATTACCAAGAATCTATGGATATGTTGGCAAACACAGATGCCTCTTATTGCATGGGTCATTTTGAAATTGAAGGTTTTGCCATGTATCGTGGCTTACCTAGTACTGAGGGTTTAAAGCGTGAACTTTTTCGTAAATTTAGTCTTACTTTGTCTGGTCATTATCACCACAAGTCTAGCCATGGAGATATACACTACCTTGGCAATCCTTATGAGCTTACGTGGCAGGATTATAATGATGATCGGGGCTTTCATATCCTTGATCTTGATTCTGAGTTACTTACTTTCATAAAGAATCCAAACGTGATGTTCCATAAGATAACTTATGATGACAAAACGGAATCTATTACCGAGATCAACGGTAAAGATATGACTCCTTATAATCAAGCATATGTTAAAGTGGTTGTTGTTAATAAGACAAACCCTTATCTGTTTGATAAGTTTATGGCAAATTTATATGAAGTTAACCCACTTGATGTTACCATTGCCGAAGATTTCACAGACTTGACAGAAGGCGTGGATGATGATATGATAGATCAAGCAGAAGATACGCTGACGATCATTAAGAATTATATTAATGGCATCAGTGAAGAAGATTTAGATACTACAAGACTGAATACAATTATTACTGAATTGTATGTCGAGGCATTGAATACAGAGCAAGCATGATAACATTTGAAAAGGTCCGCTGGAAAAACTTCTTAAGTACCGGCAACCACTTTACCGAAATTAATCTTACCAAATCAACCAATACTTTAATTATTGGTCATAATGGCGCAGGCAAGTCCACTATTTTGGACGCTCTGTGCTTTGGTCTATTTGGTAAACCATTTCGTAAGATAAACAAACCACAATTAGTTAATTCTATTAACAATCAACAAGCAGTCGTTGAGATTGAATTGTCTATTGGTAAAAAGAAATACAAGATCATTCGTGGTATTAAACCAAACACATTTGAGATTTATCAAAATGGAGTTTTGCTGAATCAAGATGCAGCCGCAAAAGACTACCAGGAAGTGTTGGAGAAGTCAATTCTCAAACTAAACTATAAGTCATTCACGCAGGTTGTTATTCTTGGTTCAGCCTCTTTTGTTCCGTTTATGCAATTATCACCAGGTGATCGCCGATTAATTATCGAGGATCTTCTGGATATCCGTATCTTCTCAACGATGAACGGGCTTGTCAAAGATAAAATGTCAATCATCAAAGATTCTAATGTTAGAATCAAGTATGAAATGGAATTAGTATCTGAAAAGATAAAGATGCAAAAGGCACATATTGATGAACTAAAAAGTCATAATGATACCGAAATTGAAAAGAAAAGGAAAGATATTTCTGATTCAGAAGCTCACGTTACCCAATTATTAAAAGATATTGAACTGATTCAAAAACACATTGAGGTTTTAACCAGTAAGATAACCGATCAAGAGGCAATGAATAAGAAATCTTCTAAACTTATTCAATTAGAATCTAAAATGGAATCTAAAGTCAAGAAGGTCGAGAAGGATATATTATTCTATAAAGAGAATGATAATTGCCCTACTTGTAAACAAGGACTTGAAGAATCTTTTAGAAAAGGTCAGATTAAAGATCACACTAAAACAATCAAAGAAGTTAAGAAAGGTATTACTGATATTGGTGAGGAGATAAACAAGGTCAATGCTAGAATTGCGGAGATACAAGGCATTGTAACCCATATCAGTGGGCATACAAGTGAGATTGTTCGACACAATTCGACCATATCAGCAACCAATAAGTTTATTACCAAACTTAATAAAGAGATTGCAGAGTTATCTAATAAAGCCGATAACTTAGAAGATGAAAATACCAAACTTAAAGAGTTAAGAACGCAATTATCGGAATTGATTAAAGAACAAGAAACTTTATCAGTGGAAAAGCACTATTATGAATATGCTTCCACGTTACTTAAAGATACTGGTATTAAAACTAAGATCATCAAACAGTATTTACCAATTATGAATAAGTTGGTAAACAAATACTTGACATCAATGGACTTTTTTGTTAATTTTAATATCAATGAGAACTTTGAAGAATCGATTAAGAGTCGGCATCGTGATGAGTTTTCATATGCCAACTTTTCTGAAGGTGAAAAACAGAAGATAGATTTGGCATTGTTATTTACTTGGAGACAAATAGCCAAGTTAAAAAACTCTACTAATACCAACTTGTTAATACTTGACGAGGTATTCGATAGCAGTTTAGATACGGCATCTGTTGAATTACTGATGAGTTTATTAAAAGATTTATCTAACCAAACAAATGTTTTTGTTATAAGTCATAAAGGCGATCAGATGTTTGATAAGTTCCGTAGTGTAATTAAGTTTATTAAAAAGAATAATTTTTCGGTCATTGAATAGTAGGAAATAAAAATGAGCAAAAATGATGAATTGTTAGTTATTGACACCAAAAAAGCGGCCGCGCCGGTCGCACCACAACCAGAACTACCAAAAGTTCCATTGTTTGAATTGGTACCAGAAGATGATCCGATTTTACTGGAAGTTTTACCAGAGTTTGATTTTGCAAACCCACCAGTTGATCCTAATACGTTTGCATCATCTCTTACAGAGACTTGTATTGCAAATAAAGGTATTGGATTATCTGCCAATCAATGTGGATTTAAACACCGCGTATTTGTAATGGGTGCTGGTGAAGATTATATGGCTTGCTTTAATCCAAAAGTAATTAGTCACAGTACTGATTCGGTTATGATGGAAGAAGGTTGTTTATCTTTTCCTATGTTGCCATTGAAGATTGCACGTTCATCCGAGATCGTTGTTGAATACCAAAATTATTTGGGTGAAGTTAAATCACACAAACTTACCGGCATTTCAGCAAGATGTTTCTTACATGAGCTTGACCATATGAATGGAATCGTGTATACTAGTCGTGCAAAGCCACTGGCATTGGAAATGGGCAGAAAGAAACGGATGAAAACTCGTAAACTTTATGACCGCGCCAAGGCATCAATGAAACAACTAGAGACTGTAATTAATGGCTACACCAACTGAGTTTGTAGAAGAACAATGGCAAGAGTGGACTAAAAAGAATCCACTCTGCCTTCATATTGATACAGACAAACTTAAAGATAATTTAATATCTGATTTGACCGTTGCGTCAAAGATGGACGTCCGCGAATATACCTTATATCAAAAATGGTGTGAGATTCACGAGAAGTATCCTACGGTTGTTAAGGAAACATTGTTTGGTCAAGAAGTCCAGATGGTCGATCCTACCCAAAAAATCTTAATTAATAAGATTAAGAATAACTTTTGGATGCCAAAGAGTCCAGACGACTATGAGAAATTACAACCAACTTTGGTATTGGCCAATGGTGATTTAGCAGAAACGTGGAACACATTGCGTACCTTTTTGTCCACGATGAAGAATAACTCAAACATTGGTCGTAATCTGTACTATATTGTACAGGACAAAGTGACGGAGAAGTATCTTGGTGTCATCTGTATATCGTCCGACTTCATGGATTTGACTCCACGCGATAGTTTTATTGGTTGGTCTAGAGATGTCAAGACTTCCCAAAAGATGATTAACCACACGGCCATTGGTTCCACAATTGTTCCGATTCAGCCTTTGGGTTATAATTATATGGGTGGCAAGTTACTGGCACTCTTATGCCTGTCTGATACCGTACAAAAACATTGGAAAGACCGTTATAAAAACGCCTTGGTTGGCGTTACAACGACTTCTCTATATGGGAACACTAAGTCTAATGGTCTGTCTCAATATGACGGCCTAGAACATTGGAATAAGATGGGTTTCTCATCTGGATCGGTTGCTTTCGAACCATCACGCAAAACCATGAAAATGGTATTTGACTGGATACGAGAAAACTATCCACGCAAATACTTTGAATGGTGGGAAGCAAAGAACACTCAAGGGCTTCCACTTAAACGTGACCATAAGAATAGGTCTTTAAACTTTGCCTATTCTAAACTTGGTATACCTAAAAATCTCATTCGCACCGAACACCAACGGGGTATTTACTTTTCACCTTTATATACTAATACTTCCGAGTATTTGAGAAAAGAAATTACCGATGACCAATTGGTAAAGATGTTTGATACCAGTGAGGAAGCCCTTGCCAATATTTGGAAAACCAAGTATAGTAAGGGTCGTATATCGATGTTAAAGAAGAAAAACCAAGTTTCATATGAAACCCTTTTCTACGATGACTTGATATACATGTCTTGGGAAGAAACCAAGGCAAAGTATTTGCCACAAGTTGGCAGATAAGTTAAGTGTACCGCAAAGTCGCTTGACAAAGATACTACATAATGTTATGATGTATCTTCTTGATAACAGAATGGTCTGATATTGAGAGTTTTAATTGTTATTGTTTTGGAGTTTATTATTATGTCGAAGAACGTTTCACAGAAGCAAAAAGTACTCAATTTTCTTAATAAAACTGAGGGTTACAACACCTTAACCGCCGCACAAGCAAAGTCGCGTTTCGGTATTAAGAACATGAGCGCATTGATCGATGTGTTGCGCCAAGAAGGCAACGTGATCTATACAAACACCCGTTCACGCGCTGACGGTTCAAAAGTTAAATCATATCGCATTGGTAAGCCAACTAAGGCTCTGGTACGTGCTGCTTATGAAGCCGGTTTTGCTCAATAAGAGTTAAACAAACCAACAGGGAGACTCGCCTCAGGTGAGTCTCCTTTTTTTTATTTTGGAGAACAAATGGAAATTTCAGTTAAGAAAGAAGATTTACAAAAGAAAAGTTTGTTCGTTGCCACGCCAATGTACGGCGGCATGAACCACGGTTTATATGCAAAGGCTTGTTTAGATTTGCAAGGACTTTGTTTTCAGTATGGCATTCAAGCTAAGTTTTCATATCTGTTCAATGAGTCGTTAATTACTCGTGCTCGAAATTATTTGGTCGATGAGTTTCTTCATCGTTCAGATTGCACACATTTATTATTCATCGATTCAGATATTCATTTTAACCCACAAGATGTTATTGCACTGTTGGCATTAGATAAAGATGTCATCGGCGGTCCATACCCGAAGAAAGCCATCAAGTGGCGTTCGATTCAGGCAGCCATCAAAAAGAATCCAAACATCGATACCGGTGTTCTTGAAACATTAGTTGGTGATTATGTGTTTAATCCTGTTAAGGGTACAGACAAGTTCACCGTAACTGATC